TGGCTTTAGGGGGTTGGGGCTTGGTTACTGGTTCGGCTTTGGTTCCTGCAATTACCTTTGTATGTTGATAGGGGTATTGTTTAGTTTGTTGTTATGTTATGGGGGGGTTATTGGGGGGAAATGCCTATCTTTACTGTAACAAACTGTAACAAACTGTAACAAACTGTAACAAAACGTAACACATGATAAAAAAAACACCATACTGCATATATTGCGGTGAAAGAATGGAAAGCCTAACGGCAAAGAAAAAATACTGTTCAGATAAATGTAGAGTTTATTTTCACAGAGAGTACCCTAATGGAAAAACGATTTCTCCGGTAGAATTAGCCTCAAAATTAAAGGTTAATTCTAAAATGGAACAAGAGTATAAAAAAGAAAATAAAGTGTCTAAAAACGAACCTAAAGAAGGAAGTTTAGCTTGGTTCATAAAAAATTCGTAAATTAGCGGTATGGCAAAGCTACAAATAATGAAAAAACCAGAACCTAGATTAAATTTAGATTCTGTTATTGCTGCAAATCAGCATTTAAATTTTATTAAAAGAGCAATGGATGCAAAAACTCCTGAAGTAATGATAAAAGGACAAGATTATCCAAGTACTCATTTTATGGAAAGCTCTGATGGCATGGTTTATCCAACTGTTGTTCAAACACCTGATGGAGGTATAAGATTTATGGGTAAGTATCTTGGGAAAGATAAAAATGGCAGACCAATGTATAATACTGATGAAGCTTATAATTATGCAAAATCAACTGGCAATCATATAAAATTCACAAATGACGATGATGCAAGATATTTTTCTGAAAATTATAAGAAAAGTAAATTAGTTAAAATAGGCAAATAATGAAAAGTAAATTAAAAATGATGAAAAGAGCTGATGGCTCTTATTCAAGACATGGATTATGGGATTCCATTCGTGAAAATAAAGGTAGTGGTAAAAAACCTACACCTGAAATGTTGAAGCAAGAAAAGAAAATTAAAGCACAAGAAAAGAAATAGGTATGGCATTAGACATAATGAGACAGATGCCGGAAGATACAGATAAAATACCCGGTTTAAAATATACGCTTCCTACGGTTACTGTTTCGGCTGCGGCAAAGAAACCAAGTTGGATTATAGATTCTGCTACAAAAAATATTAATCAAAATACTGGTGAGGCAACATATGGATGGAACCCTGGTAAAGATGTATATACATTAAAAAGAACAGTTACACCACATAAAACGGAAGAGGATATTAAAAAATATACTCAAATGCCATCATCTGTAAGAGATATAGATTTTATACATAACATGCATTTAAATGATAGTGATGTAAATGATTTTAATATACTTGATGCCAAAATAAATACACCATTTAATGTACCAAGATTTTTATTTGAACCTCATGTTGATAAATATAGAGATGAAGCAAGGGGGTTAATACCAAAAGGAACAGAACAATCTAAGGAACAGTATAGAAATAATATGTTATCTGATGTTTATAAATATTATTTATTAAGAAACAAGGGAAATAGAGAAAGCGCCTGGAATGATGCTCAGAATTTTACAAAAAAAGAAATAGATCCGCTTCTTGAAGGATCTGTATATAATCAAAGATTTAGCTCAAATAAACCAGATTATGTAGCTCCCGGAAGTCCATTATTAACTAGTATTGTTAATGATGATTACTTGAACAATTTAGTAGATGCTAAACTAACAAGGAAATTTAATCCTGAATTACTTTCTGAAGTTGAAAAAAGAAAACAAATGCCAGAAAGTGAAATTAAAAATTATGCAATAGATTGGCTTACAAAATATAAGAAAATGCAACCTGAGCAAGCTGAAATGTATTATAAAACACTAGAGAATAATGCTAAAAAAAGATATGAAGAAAATTATCCTAAATATAAAGAATCTAGCAAAAAAAATTATCTCAAAATAATGAAAGGGGCAAAAGCTGGTGAAGAACTTTAATAAATAATAAAAATGGAAAATAAAACAAGCGCTTGGCAAAGAAAAGAAGGTAAAAATCCAGAAGGGGGATTAAATGCTAAAGGTAGAGCATCGTATAATGCAGAAACCGGAGGGCATTTAAAAGCTCCAGTTAAAGAAGGAACCAATCCTAGAAGAGTTTCTTTTGCAGCAAGATTTGCCGGCATTAAGGGAGCTATGAAAAAACCCAATGGTGAACCTACTCGTAAGGCATTAGCATTAAAAGCATGGGGCTTTGGTAGTGTTGAGGCTGCTAGAAAGTTTGCCAATACCCATAAAAAATCGTAATTTAGCTAAAAAATAATATTATGGCATCTATAGATAATAATTTTTCTGATTTTGTAGGATATTTAAAAAGTTCTTTTGACCAATCAGTTGTTTGGCACCATCAAACAGATTCCTACCCAGTACATAAAGCTTTAAATAAATTTTATGATGGCATATTGGATTTGGTAGATGGTTTAGTGGAGAGCGTTAGTGGTATTCATGGCAGACCGAAAGACTATGAAATAGATGAACCAGTTAATTATAAAAATCCAGAACAAGTAATTAATTATTTTAAGTCTTGTTATGATATGATTCAAAAAGATAGAAAAAATATTTATGAAGAAACTTGGATTCAGAATCAAGTAGATGAAATTGCTACTTTATTTGCAGAAACTCTGTATTTACTTAGTCTTAAATAATAAAAATATAAAACATGGCAATAAATATAATGCAAAAAATTGCTTCAAATGAAGATCCAGTTAAAGGTATTAAAATTCCAGGTACTGGATTGGTTTTATATCCGGGTGGAATTGAAAAAACACCAACAGGACTAGGTAATGCATTTTCCGAATCCGGTTTAACGGCAAATGATATATTAGAATATGCGAAAAAATACAATTTACCAACAACCTCAAATAAAGATTTTCAGCAAGCTCAATATGATTTATTAAATTCAACCGAAAGGGGTAGAAATATTATAAAGTCAATGGAAGTTAAATATGGCAAACCAAAAGCGGGTACTTATATTGACAATATATTAGGCGCAAGGACACTTGATATGATGATGGCAACCCCAAACAAACCAGAAGAATATATACCATTTGAAAGGAGAGTCGTAATTCCAAAACTTCCTTCTCCTTTTATGCCAAATGTAACTCCTAATCCTAAACCAGAAATTCCAATAGAAACAAAGCCACGTGTTCTAGACGAAGAGGATCTTTATTTTTATAAACATGGACATTACCCCAACAAGGCTGGATGGGGAGACTATGGTTCTTATGGAGGCCCTGGTGGTTATGACAAAAACGGGAATCCGCCTAAATGGTATAACTTTAGAAGATATGCACAAAGGAATAAACTTTTTAATTACAAAGATTAATTAATAAATGTTTTATGGCTTTAGATTTAATGAGGGGAGATAAAAATAAAAAAAGCGAAACAAGGGTTGAACTTACGCCAAATATTTCTAATTTACAGCAACCAACTACAGCAACATCAGCAGGCACTACAGCAAATACTACAAATATCATAGCTAAAACAAATAGGTTAAAAGCTATGAGAAAGAAAGATTTAACGGCTAAAGAGTATTACAATCCCGCCCCTCCTACATACAAAAGTGGAAATATTGAATTAGATATGTTATCTAGTAATCCATGGTTAATGAATGTTCCAATAATAGGTAACAAAATAAAGGAAAAGGCATATGAAATGGCTTCTCAAAGAAGTTCTGCACTTAGATCTATGGAAGATATAAATAATCCTAAAAATAGAGGTGGGAATAAATATACCGGTATGGAAAATCAAGATTCTAATGTTGATTTAGTAAAACAATATATTTTTAATGACCAAGGATTAACCAAATCTCCTTTTACTCCTAAAGATGATTATTATAATTTCCTTCCTAGTTATTCATTAAAAGATAAATTGGGAAATTCTCTTGGGAATAGAATTTTAAAAAATCTTGATCCAGATAAAATTAAAGATTTAGAAGAAGTTGCAAAAACGCATAAATCAAAATTTTATAGCGATGATGCTAAATCTCCAAATATTGAAACAACATTATTTTATGATAAGACGCCAAATCTAGGACATTACAAAACTGGTTTTGCATATGATGAAAGCATTGGTTTACCATATGCATCAATTTCAGATGCATGGGATTTTTATCCAAAAGATTATGCAAATGAATGGGGTGAAACAAAATTAGATGGCAAAGATCCAAGAAATACAAGTGAATACCAACAAGCTTATTTAATGCACAAAGTTGGTAATCCATTTAAAATATATGATAGAGTATATATAGACCCAAAAACAAAAAATATCATACCAAATGAAAAGATATTAGAAATGAAAAATAAATTAAAATAAATTTATTGTTCATCATCAAAAGGAGCATTGTTCATTTCATATGCTAACCAAAATATCACTATCATTAGTATAAGAACTACTATATATATCATACTATTTCTTTTTAAATTCTTTTAAGGTATATAATGTTGCAAAGATGGCAGCAAGTATAAAGCTGCCTGTTATTCCTATTAAATATCCCATATTATTTATTTTTTGTTACTGGTTAAGGATTTGAACCTTAAATGACAGAATCAAAATCTGTAGTGTTGCCAATTACACCAACCAGCATAGATGCCATTTTTAAAGGACACCATCGGCCATGCACAACCTAAATGGATTTAAATGGCCAAACCTTATACCGGAGATTGATCTTCTAATATTTTTTTACCAACATCAGATAATGGTCTTGAAAACAATCTAAGTTTTTTACCTGTATTTGGGCACACAAATGTAATGCCTGCATCTTGGTATGCTTTTAATACAATCTCCAACCCGCCATCACCATCTGGGCTTGCTCCTATTACATGAGGTTCATCATAATCAAATTGCATACAGAAATCACACCCTTCTGTATAAACTTGTATTTCTTTTGGTATTTCTGCTTTTTTCTTTGCCATTTTATTTTTCGTTTATTTCGTTTATGTCAACTATTTTAACTTCTTCTCCACTTAATATTGCATCCAATGTAGATTCTATTAAGTCTCTTTGATCTGGAGTTAATAATGCTACCTTTTCTATAATTGCCGGTACCGCAAATACATCACTTGATATTTCGTTTTTAATACCTATCCTTACCTCTTCTGTAATAAATGGATTTGTTATTAAATCGCTAAATATCCATCCTATTTTATCACTGTACTTTTTAAACAATCTTGATCCTTGTGAATTAGGGTATTGTCTGCAAAAATCTTCAAATTGTTCTTGAGCCATTTTTAGATTTTGAATAGCATTTATAATATTAGCACCATTATTAACTTCAGGTTTCATGTTACTTATTAAAGTTTAAATGTGTTTCTTCTAATTCTCTTAAAAATTCTCTTGCTTTTTCTACTTTTTGTTGGATGCGCAATATATCATCTTCATTTCTGCCAACTTTAAACATAAGTACTCTTTCATCTATTGAAATATCATCAAAAGACATGTTAAATTCAATCTTCATTGCCTCTTTTATATATTCTGGATTTTCTTCGGTAGCCACATCCATCTTTTTAAGCAAATAATACTTCTCTTGCTCAATAATACTATCTGGTGTATTAACTAAACAATACGCAATAACAGCACTTTTTGCCCCTGTTAGCCACATATAAGACTGCATTTGCCAATGATATAAACTATCTAGCTTATCTGGTATATTCCCTATAAATGTCCATAAATCATAACTAGACTTAATGTCTATAATTCTATCATTATCAATAATATCTGGGAAACCGGTTATGTAATCATTGGTAAATCTTTGGTCATTTTTACTAAATGGCATTTTTAAGTACATAGAAAGTAAATCAATTGAGTCTTGTTCTACTTCTATACCTTTTTTCATCTGTTTGGTTTGTATATCTTTTTTACGGCCATACTTTTCAGCTATATAAACATCTAATAAATGTTTTTGAGCTGTTTTAGATAAAAATCCGGCTTCTTTATCAGCCTTTGATTGAGGTTCGGTCATTAAATACCCGACAGAGCTTGCTCTGATGTGCGTTTCATTCCATTGCATAGTTTAAAGTGTTTTAAGTTTATTATTATAGTGTTCTAGTAATTCAGGATTGCTTTTGCTCATTAACTCCCAAGCTTTTAATTCTTCTTTTGTTTTGCAAGAATCAATAAAGTCTTTGGTTTTTTCAGCTAAAGTTTTTTTTGATTGAGTAGGAATTATTTCTTCAGAAATTTGTTCATCATAAAAATATCCTAGTTCTTTTAATCTAATAACGCTTTGTTTGTGATATTCTTCTACTAATTCTCTAGCAGCATCTAACGCCCTGCCGGCTGAATCTCCTTCATTAAGAGCAAATTCAACGCCAATTTTTTCAGAAGAATAGTTTCCTAAATTAAAAGTTCTAGTGTAGTTAACGGTTTGGATGTGCATATGTGTTGGTTTTTATTTTATTCTTGATACTGTAGTAACATTGTCCGCATACTTAATCTTAAATAACTTGTCTTTATGCGCTTCTTTCTTTTTTAAATTGGAAACCATAACCATTACTGAAGTATATGGGTTTTCAAAACGCATGTGTTCTCCTAATTTTAATTCAGCAACCTTACTTGAAACCGAATCTGGGCTAATATTTCTTGCCATTTTTTATATTTTTTGTAAAATTAATTTAATTAATTTAATTAAAAAAATAAATTTAATTAATTTTCGTATATTTGTGATGCATACAATAAAGTGTTAACGGTTTAATCTCGCCCTTCGTTTCTACGAGGGGCTTTTTATATTTGGTAACATATAAATATGATTAAATGTTACAAATTGTATTTAAAATAATATAATGTTCACGTTTTCGTGAACGTTCACCGGCAGTGAACAAAGTATATAGGTGAACTGTCACATATTTATATAAAATGGTGACATAATATTCAAAAGCATATAATATGTAGCATAAATAATACATTATATCAATTAACATACAATAATGTATGAATATTAATACGATTTGTCTAGTTTATTATATAAAAAACGGGACAATTAAGTAGGATTATTACTAACTTTGTATAAATATTAAACTATGGACGAAAGAAACAATTACAACGAAATCCCTGAGCAACCTAAGGAAGTTGAAATAACTAGGTTGGAAATAATAAACCACGCTAAAAATGACCATCCAATTGGCCGTTTATTAACTTTATATAAGTCAATGGGGGACTTTAATTCCGTAGAATTATCTTATCAAGACGGCAAACGAACACTCAAAATCTTTTTAGATTAGTATTTTACCCTTACTTTATACCAACTTTTGTCAAGTTTTACGTTCACTTTGACACATGTTTTTAATTTATAAGTCAAAAAACACATAATATGACTTATTTATTGATATAAAACCCCCACATAGAAATGCAGGGGCATATTTACTATAAAAAACCACAACCTATTTTATAAATTTTTTTTTAACCAAGTTAAGCTTTGCCCTGTATTCTAAAATTAAAGCTTTAAGATCTTCTCTTGTTGGTCTTGTTGGTTGCCTAGCAGTTTCTCTTAAATATTCTACTAATGCACTATTCTCTTCGTGTAGTTTATTTTCAAATTCTTCAATATTACCAGTTTTAAAATAATTACATTCCATACATTGTGGTCTGCAATTAGATTCCATCCACCTGGTTCCTAAATTTGATCTACCCATAAAATGCCCACACTGTATTTCCGAAATTGTATGTTTATTACCACAAGTATAACATTCAACTACACCGTTTTTATCAGCATGTTTATTTCTAATGTATTGACTAAATACATGGTCTAAATCTTGAACTAAATTATTAAAGCTTTCCGAATCATCTTCAAACTCATCCATACGCTTTTGCGTAGATGCTATGGTAGCGCATTGTTTACACATCTTTTTTGAAAAGTGATAATCAATATTTCCACAATTAATACAACGTTTTTTCTTTACTATTATTGTGCTATTTCTCATAATCTTTTATTCTAAAATTTAAAGGTATATTATCTTCATCCATAAATTTGTTGCAAACATCTATAGCTAATTTATAATATTGTGCTGTATCTAAATTATAATTAGTTGCCATTTTATCTATCCTACATATATCCGGTCTATCATTATAAACACTACACTTATTATCAATAAGCATTTCACAAACACCACTATCATTTGTATTATATGGAAATTCTTCTAAAGTCAAAAATGGCTTAACCATCCCAATTCTTTTACAACAACATCCACATCCAGTACAAGGGAATATCATATTTTTTCAAGTGCGTTTTTTACATTACTCCAATAAAATATTTCATCAGAATTATTTTTATAAAGATCAATTTGATTTTGAACATGTTTGATAGCATCTTGTTTTGCTTTTATTAATCTATTTTCAAAATCAGTAACTCTATCTTTTAAAAAAAAATTTGTATATATTTTAATTGCTTTTGCCTGGTATGCTTCCATTATTCTTTTAATTTATGCAATTTTCCATTTATAAACCTAAATCTACCAACGTATTTGCCTTCTTTCCATACTTCAATAACCATATCTAATCTCTTAGCCATATCATATATTAATTCTCTATTTTCCATTACAATTGGCTTTTAATTATTCTATTTATAATTTCTTTTAATAATTCCCAAACTAATATGATTATAATTATATTCATAGGTTAGTCGACATTATAAGTTTGATTAAAGTAATCATTATTTGGATTAGGTAATTGAACTCCATCTCTATATCCTTGTAAATAAGCTTCTATTATCTGCTCTTTTTCTTTTTTTAACATATCAGAAATAACAAATTCATATAATCCCCAAATACCATTTACAAATTTACGCTCTACTTTTTCTTCTTCCATTTGTAATTCTATTTGTAATTCTATTTTATCAATTAATTCATCCACTGCTGTTTTCATAGGTTATTTGTTTTGGTTATAGGTTTGGTTGTA